CGTGAATGGGTCAAAAGTTCTTGTCATTTTGTTTCTCCTTTATAAAAAAGCAAGATTTGTTAATTCACATTACGAAGTAGGATACCTCATAGAGCGTATCCATCACCGTCCTATTTATACGCCAGTAGAACCAAATCCACCTTCACGAGATGTTTTTTGTTGTGGCGCATTTGCGATAGGCATGATTGCAAAGTTTGGTTGATACACCAATTCTGCTTGTGCAATCCTATCGCCATTTTTGATATCGACCATCTCACTAGAGATGTTGGTAATCATCACAAACGTAGGGTCAACGTAATCAGAATCAATTACGCCTTCCGCATTCGCAAGAACAAGTCCTTGCTTCAACGAGAGACCACTACGAGCATGTAGACGAACACTACATCCATTAGGAATGTCGAATATCAAACCTGTTGGTACTAGAACTCTGTCACCTGGCGATACACGAATCATACCACCATCGACATTAATCGAGGTTCCAGTTCCTTTAATATTATGTTTTGAGTACATGGTATATTCAGAACCATGTGGGATATAAGCATGTAAATCGAAACACGCAGAATGCTCTGTTGCAACTACTGGGTCTTTTACATCTTCTGCCATTTTATAGTACCCTAGCGGGCGTTCAATTGTCATTTGCATATTAAACTTTCTTCTTCCCAATATTATATTTTGCTACAAGTTCCCAATCACCACGGTCTTTGTGTGGGAGAATTTTAATTTGCGATAGCGGAGCAACTGGGTCTTCAATTTTTGACCCGTTGATAACTTTAATGAGATTCCATTCCACAAGCAAGTTGACAATCGTATTACGTCTTGCAATATCGCCTTCTGCAAAGTTACTTGGTTTACCATCTAGTCCAAACAACTCTTTGAAGTGTACAATGTAATACTTGCCCTTCTTGTGAAGAATATGACAAGACTGATATAGTTTCTTGTCTTTGCGTGATGCAACTCCAATACGAGTTAGGGTTTCACGCACCTTTAGGAAATCGTCTTCCTTTGCGAGTGTGACTTCAACCAAGTCATCAACAGTTATGTTCATTTCAATCCACCTTTTTCTAGTTTTGCTTTTAGTTCAATAATCTGTCCATCAGTTAACATAGATGCAGCAACTTCTGCTTTTTTTCGACTGTAACCATAGAACTCTTGGATAACCTTGATAGTATCATCTTTTTCTGGTTTTATCCATTTGGCGAAGCGTTTACGCTTTCTAATAGTATTTAGTAAAAATTCGTATTGTAGAATTTTATCTATCTGAGAGCGTTGATTCATCTCATTCGCCATACCTACGGTATCTTCAAAGTAAGAGAGTGAACGATTTGTTAGAAAAGGGTCAAAACCTTTTTCTGCTAGTTCGTCATTCTCTGTACCTCGCATCAAGTTCTCTTTCGATACGTTGATGCTGTTTACATAATCAAATGGGTTACTCATTTATTTAGTCCTTAAATAAATTCACATTCGACCATGCATTCAGTCAAACAAGCAACCAAATTAATTTCTTGGTCTGCTACAAATGCACTCTTGTACTGATAGTCAGCGATTGTAACCACTAACTGGGGGATTGAACGAGGGGCAACATAAGTTGTCGCACTATCGTACAAACTACGAAACACTTGAACAGGGTCATTGTCGATATTCAACGCAACCCATTTACGCATCTCTTTAAAGTTTTTTGCTTTAAGAGAAGTCATCAAGTCTTTCATAGAGGCATCACTAGATTGTGCTAGGATACCTTCATCAATCGTACCACTTGCACCATACCGTTGCAGTTCGTTTAGAATGCGGCGGTTATCTGGGAAGTGACGGTTGATTACTTCTGCAACTACTTTCTGATTTGCAGTCACACCTTCTGTCTCTAGGATAGTCAATACTCGCTTGAAGAATTGTCCAGCAAGTTTTGGTTTCTCCCCGTTATCCAACTTGAAGTCGATAACAGAACAACGAGAATGTAGTGGTGCAATGATACGGTTCTTGAAGTTACATGTAAGAATGAACGAACAGTTCTTACTGAATTCTTCAATGAAACCACGCAGTGCAGGTTGAGTAGACTGAGGATTTAGGTAGTCTGCCTCATCTAGAATGACAACCTTACGTCCACCGCCAAGTGAAACGGTAGACGCAAAGTTTTTAATATCGTTGCGGAGTGTATCAATACCACCGTTCATCGAACCGTTGATAACGATATAGTCTGCACCGATTTCCTCACACAAAGCACGAGCAACAGTTGTCTTACCCGTACCTTGTGTACCTGATAGAAGTAGATTAGGTAGTTCACCGTTATCTACAAACTCTTGAAACGTCTTCTTCAAACCAGTTGGAAGAATAGTATCCTTAATCGTTTTTGGGCGATACTTCTCTACCCATAAAAATTCATCACGCATATTCATCACCTATAATATAAAGTTTAAGCAGAGTAAGTAGATGCTTGTTCAGTAGTAATGTAGTATGTTGCTTTCTTACCTGTCCAACGTGAGATACCCTTTGAAGTGATTTCTACTAGATAATCACCACTCATCATCTTCAAGTTTTCTGTACGGAAAATCATCTTGAAGTTTCCAAATGCAGCAGTATCCACCTCAACATCGAATGTGTTTGAAGTCGAATTCTTACTGTCGAATGCAGTCAGTGTGATGTTCGCACCAACAGAACCAATCACCGCAACTTCAGGTGCTTGAAGGATAGATGCCGCACGAAGAACTTCTGCAATTTGACCTTGACTCACATTGAACTTGATTTCTGAGTCTTCAAGTAGTGGCGACAAGTCTTTATCAGGTGGTGTGATAATCATAGACTTATCAGTGTAGAAGTATTTGGATTTGTTCTTACCACTGGAAATGGTAACGGACTTATCACCGAATTCAAAATCGGGTGCTTCGAACAGAGACACCGTTGCTAGGAATTGGTTCAAGTCATAGACTGCAAAGGGTGCGGAAAACGCTTCACCGACACTTGCTTCCGCAAGAATGTTCTTTTGTCCACTCACAGTGCGAATCTTTGAACCCACTTCAACTGCAACACCAGGGTTGATAGTCGAAAAGTTTTTAAGTACGCTCAAGGTTTCATTACTAATTTTCATTATTTTTTCTCCATAATTTTAGGGGCATTTTCAAGTTGTGCTTGAATCCACTTTGCACATTCTTTAGCAGTCAGTGCTTTATCGTCTACTGCTGGTAGACGGTCATCTTCTCCGATTCCACGAATCACAGATGCAGTTAGCATCATTGCAGAAGACATTATCAAGGCAATGTGAGGAAGTCCACTTCCACCTTCGCCATCATCGTAATCTCGACCACGTTCAAAATCTTCAATGTGGCGTTTGAGACTATCAATCATTTGTTGGTATGGGAGTCCTTTTTCCCAATTCCGATTATCGTATTTCATCGCACCATACTCTAAAGCAAGCGCACCCGCAGCAACTGCCTCAGTAGGTACCTGTCGAAAGTAAGGTACACCAATTGCTTCACGCATTGCACCAGACTTTGACCGATTCCAATTTTTACTCATTGTCACTCCTATCATTAAACAAAAAACATTATAACAAAAATCCCCTTGTTTGTCAAGGGGAAAATTGCGTACCGATTAGAACGGGGCGTATTCATCTTTGTTCTCAACTGGAGCATCAGTCTCAGAAGTCTCAGTTGAGCGAGGGATAGCACCCGCATCCAGTTTGGTGTAGAGGTCAAGGAAAGATTCCTTGGTCTCAGCATCGAAACGGTTCACACACAATTCGATTGCCTTCATTTTGTCGCCAAAGATAGAGTATGCTTTGGCAATGTGAACCAAGCGGCGAGTTGCGATAATCTCATCAACACCACCTTCGTAGAAAGTCTTACGAATGATATCTGCCCAATCGACAAGCAAGTTTGCAAACTCGTTATCTTTTAGACCAAGTGAGTCAAACACTTTGTTGAGAATTTTCTTCTCAGTTGCGATTGGAGCATACTCTTGCTCAACAGTGATTGGGAAACGCTCAAGGAACGCTTCATCAAGAATCTGAGCGGCGATAAAACGTCCGTCATCAGAACCTTTACCTTTGGTGTTGGCAGTAGCAACCACGTTGAAACCTGGAGCAGGGCGAACCACTTCACCAGTTTTTTTGTTGATGTAGTTCTTACCTTCCATGATTGCTTGGATTGCCATCAGTTTGTTAGAACCACGGTCAATCTCATCAAGCAACAGAACCGCACCTCGGCGCATTGCATTCAGAACAGGACCCTCACGGTAAACAACGTTACCGTTGACCAGAGTGTTACCACCAATCAAGTCATCTTCATCAGTCTCAATTGAGATTGAAACCTTAATCATTTCACGCTTGGTTTGAGCGCACATTTGCTCAACCATGAAAGTCTTACCGTTACCAGACAGACCAGTAACCATAACAGGGTAAAACATCTTAGAAGCAAGAATGTTTTTTAGGTCATTCGAAAAACCGAATGGAACGTAAAGAGGGTCTTTAACTGGTACGAAGTTTTCAGTCACGGTTTGAGTCATTGTTAGGGGTTTAACCAATGCCATGTCCATGGTAGGGGTTTCTACCACAGGGGCAGTTGGAGCAACAGTTGGCGCAGTTGGCGCAATCATATTTTCAGTTGGAAGACGGT